CGTTGAAGAAAACCGACCCCGACAAAGAGCGCAAAGAGGCTCTGCTCGAAACCGCGCGCAAGCGTTTCGCGGAAGCCGCCGAAGGCTGGCGCGATGTGTTCGACGAGGCCCGCAAGGACCTGGCCTACCTGGCGGGCGACCAATGGGACCCCAAGACCAAGCTCGACCGCGAGACGGCCAACCGGCCCGCGCTGGTGATCAACAAGCTGCCCACCTTCTGGCAGCAGGTAGCCAACGAGGCCCGCCAGAACAAGCCGGCCGTGCGCGTCTCGCCCATCGGCGGGGGCGCCACCGAAGACCTGGCCAAGGTGCTGCAGGGCATCGTGCGGCACATCGAGTACGCCTCCGATGCGGACGTGGCTTACAACACGGCTTACGAGCTGGCGGTGGGTTGCGGCATCGGCTACTACCGCATCCGCAGCGATTACGTGGACGAGCGCAGCTTCGATCAGGAGCTGCACATCGACGCCATCGAAGACCCGTTCAGCGTCTACCTGGACCCGCACGCCGTCAAGGCGGACCGCTCCGACGCGCGCTGGGCCTTCATCGTGCGCGAGTTTTCGCGCGAGGAATACGAGCAGCGCTGGGGCGATTCGGAAACCGCCCAGACCAATTTCTTCGCGGACGGGCTGCCTTATCACCAGGATTGGATCGGCCGCGAGAGCGTGCGCGTGGCCGAGTATTACTACATCGAGACGGAGCGCAAAAAGCTCTTGCACCTGTCCACCGGCGCCACGGTCTACGAAGACGAAATCGGCAGCGTGCCCGCGCCCCTCAAGGTGATCGACGAGCGCTGGGTGGAAGTGGATCGCGTCAAGTGCGCGGTGCTGAACGGCGCCGAAGTGCTGGAAGAGTCGGACTGGGATGGGAAGTGGATCCCCATCGTCTCGGTCACCGGCAAAGAAATCTGGATCGAGGGCAAACGCCATATCTTCTCGCTGGTGCGTTTCGCGCGCGATCCGCAGCAGCTCTACAACTTCTACAAAACGGCGCAGGCCGAAGCCGTGCAGGTCGCGCCCAAGTCCCCCTGGATCGGCGCGGAAGGCCAATTCAAGGGACACGAGAAAGAGTGGGCGCGCGCCAATAACGTCAACTACTCGTACCTGGAATACAGGCCGGTGGCGCTCAACGGCCAGAACTGCCCGCCGCCCCAGCGCAACGTGTGGGAGCCGCCCATCGTGGCGCTTTCGCAGGGCGCCATGGAGGCCTCCGACGATATCAAGGCCACCACCGGCATCTTCGATCCGTCGCTGGGCGCGCAGGCCCGCGAGACCTCGGGCATCGCCATCCAGCGCCGGCAGCACGAGTCGGACGTTTCGAATTTTCACTTTCTCGACAACCTGGCGCGCGCGCAGCGCTTCGGCGGCCGGCAGCTCATCGACCTGATTCCGAAACGCTACGACACCGCGCGCGAAGCGCGCATCATCGGCGAGGACGAGCAAGACCGGGTAATCACGGTCAACAAGAAGTACATTGATGAAACCGGAGCCGAACAGCATTACGATCTCTCGCTGGGGCGCTATGACGTAGCCATCGAATCGGGACCCAGCTACACCACCAAGCGGGACGAGGCTTTCGATTTTCTCTCGCAACTCACGCAGGCCAATCCGGACCTGCTCATGATGGCCGGCGATATCATGTTCCAGAATTCGGACGTGGCCGGCGCCGATCAGCTGGCCGACCGCCTCAAGCAGATCATTCAGCAGATGCACCCCAATCTACAGATCGGCGACCAGGAAAATCCGGACAAGATCCCGCCGCAGGTGGCCGCTAGAATGGCCGCCCTGCAAGGCCAGTTGCAGATGTTGACCCAGGAGTTCCAGAAGGCCCAGCAGGTCATCCAGACCAAGCAGGTGGAAAATTCCTCGCGCGAGCGTATTGCTGCCATGATGGCCGGTTCGCAGGAGCGTATTGGCGCGCTGCGGGCGCACGCAGCGCTATTGGCCGCCGAAGTACAGGGCAAGAGTTCCGCCGCCAACACCATGCTGCAGGCGCAGCTTCAGACCATCGAAAACCAGTGTTCGGCCGAGTTCGACCAGCAGCAGGCCGCGCAGGACCGCGAGCAAGAGTTAGCCACGCAGGCCTCCGAATCGGTCCAGCAACAGCAGGCGGATGCCGCCCAGCGGCAGCACGAAGCCTCGTTGCAAGCCAGCCAGCAACAGCACGAAGCGCAGCAGCAGGCGGCCGATCGGCAACACGCCGTCCAGTTGCAGGAAGCCCAGCTTCGCGTCCAGGCGGCCGCGCGCCAAGCCCAGCTTCGCGGCCAGGCGGCCGCGCGCCAAGCCCAGCTTCGCGGCCAGGCGGCCGCGCGCGAAATGCAAGCGCGCGCGCAGAAGGCCAAGCCCGCGGCCAAGAAGCCTACTAAAAAAGCCGCCTAATCGACTTACTCACTACTGGCGGGATGCCAGAAGGGACTTACTATGTTCATCGACTCACTTCCGGAAGCGCCTCCCGGCCAGGGCTACACCAAGCGCTACGACTACAACGCCAATGGCCAGCTCATCTACGAAGGCTGGGCCAAGACCGCCCTGAATGCCTCCGTGAACGCGGCGGTGTGGACGATCCGCGCGTACACCTACACCGGGAACAATCTGACGTTCTCGGGCTATGCCAACGGAACCACCGCCGAAAACCAGATTTGGGCCAACCGGGCCACCCTGACCTACCAATAACCGTCATGAAAACACACCTCAATTTATTCGCCGAAGTGTTTCTTCTCATCGCCGTGCTTAGCGCGCTGGGCGTGACCGTGACTCCCGCGCACGCGCAGTGCGGCAAGCTGGCCATGAACCCCTCGACGGGCAAGCTGGACTGTGTGGGGCCCGCCAACTACACGCAATACACTTTCGCCACCCTGCCCGCCGTTCCAGCGGTCGGGAGCCCCGCGGTCTATTGCACCGACTGCGCACCCGCCACGCCATGCGCCGCGGGCGGATCGGGACAGGTAGCCACCTCGAACGGGACGGCCTGGACGTGCGGCGGCGCGGGGGTCCTCAAAGGCGCGCCGGCCTGGCTGCGCCATCTGGGCGACGGCAATGAAGGGGCGTACACCTGCACCTCAGGCACGTGCAATCTGTACGGGGAACACTGGTACAGCTCGCTCTCGGTCAGTTCGGGTGCCACCCTGGCGGTGAACGGCGGCAACGATCCGCTGATCCTGCGCGTGACCGGAGCTTGCACGGTGGCCGGCACGATCTCCGGCGCCACGGATAGCCAATCTGCCTATTTCGGGGGCGCGGGCGGGGGCGGCGGCGGCGGCAGCAGCGCGGGGGGCGCTGGAGGCGGCGCAACGTGGAATGCTTTAGCGGTGGCGGCCGGCGGCACGGCCGGCACCGCCGCTGCGGGCGGCATTGGAGACTCCGCGTTCGCCGAGTATGGGGGTCCGGCTGCGTCCAATACGCTTCTGTCGGCCGGTTCGTTCTGGCCGCTGGGCGGCAACCACGGGGGCGCGGGGGGCAATAGCGGCCCGGCGGGCGGCAACGGCGGCTCGGGACTGATCCTTGTCTGTGGCAGCATCAACTTTACCGGCACGATCAATGCGTCCGGAGTGGCTGGCGCGCCCTCCACAGCGAACAACATGGGGGCCTCCGGCGGGGGCGGCGGTGGTTACGCAATCCTGGCCACCCCGGCGTATACCGCGAACACGGGTGAGCTGAATGCGGCCGGGGCGCCCGGTGGCAACTGCTACAACCCGGCCATCGTGCTGAGCGTCCCCTCCGGGATCTCGGGCGCCACCAGCGGTAAGGGCGCCATAGCGCACGTCTCGACGTTCGCGGCGGGCAATCCCACCGCGGTCTCGGTGGACGCGGCCGGATCGGCCTACAATTACACGCCCTCCTGTACCGTGACAGGCACCGGCGGCGGGGCCAATACCGGATCGGCAGCTACCTGCACGGTCACCATGGCGGGAACGTCGCCGGCTATGACAGTCGCGTCTATCGCTATCACCGGCGGCAATGCGGGGTACGGGACAGGGACGGCCTACACCACCTGTTACGCCGGTGGCTACGGCGGCGCGGGCTGGAGCGCGGTCCTCGCCATCCAATAGCATGCGCCTCCTGATCCCCATTCTGATCGCCTCGACTCTGCATGCCTCCCCCTGGCGCAAGCTCTATCGCGCCTCGATCGCAGCCGTGGCAGCCGCGTCGATTGCAGATGTGAGCACGTCGCTGGGGCCGGGCAAGGGCGAGTCCAATCCGCTGCTGGCTTCGTCCAATGGGCGATTCGGCGTGCGGGGGATCGAGATCAAATCGGCGATTGTGGCCGGGTCCCTCATCGGCGGCTGGCTTACCACGCGTCACCATTCGCCGAAGCCGGCGGCCATCTCGAACTTCGGCATGGCGGGAGTCTACGGCGCGATCGCGCTGCACAACGCAAGACTGAAGTAGCTTTCAGCTTTCAGCGGTCGGCGAAAAGCTATCGGCTTTCAGCTATCGGCCCTCAGTTCGAACCACCCGGTTTTAGCTGACTGCCGACTGCTGACCGCTGACAGCTTCTTGCCGAGCGCCGAGCGCCGAACCTAGCACACCGATGCTCGAATACGGCCCGTTGGCCCCTGTGGCTGGCAGGGCTGCCGGACTGTCATGAGACAGACCGCCCCCTATGGAAAACAACCAAAACGAATTCGAGATCCCTGCGCCCGGTGAGGCGACAAACGAGGAGGCCGCTGCGCCTACTCTGATCGAGACCGACTATCGGGCATACCAGCGCTGGCGCGAAACTGGCGAGGAGCCCGCGGCGCAGGCCGAGGAAACACCCGCTGCTGGCGATCAAACGCCGGCGGAAACTGCTGTCGAGGCCACGGACCCGGCAGACGATCCGGAGACGGAAGACACTCCCGAAGATGGCCCCAAGAAAAAGGGCGGCTATCAACGCAAGATCGACAAGCTGGCGCAGGAGAACGCGGCATTGGCCGCGCGTCTGGCCGCACTCGAAACCCCCAAGCCGGCGGCAAGCGCCCAACCAAGCGACGCCCCTGTTGGTGAAGAGGTTCCGGCTGCGGACACCAGCGACAAGCCCAAGCCGGAAGACTTCGACACGTACGAAGAGTACGTGGATAAGTTGACCGATTGGAAACTCGATCGACGCAGCAAGCAGGCACAGCAGCAGCAGGCCGAGACCCAAGGGCGCGAACGCGCCGCCGAGATCGGCAAGGCGTGGCAGGATCGGCAGGCGGAAGCCCGCAAAGACCCTACCATGCCGAACTTCGATCGAGTGACGCAGGTGGACATTCCGGTATCCGACGCCATGGCGGCGGTGATCCTGGAGTCCCCGGACGGCGCGCGGCTGGCCTATTGGCTGGGCAGCAACGCCACCGAAGCGGCACGCATCTCGAAACTGCACCCGCTGGCCGCGGCCGCCGAACTCGGCGGCATCCTCAAGGGTCTCAAGCCCGCCTCCAAACCCGCAACCGCCCCGGCCGCCTCGCGCGCGCCCAAGCCCATCACGCCGGTCACTCGCGGCGGCTCCACGGCAACCCATGCCGGGGGAGTTTACGACGAGAAGACCGCCAATGATTTCACGGCCTGGCGCAATGCGCGCAACGCGCAGTTGGGCAAGAAGTAACTAACTCCCGGCCTTCGGCTCCGAGTTAGCCGCTTCGCAACTACCGCCGTGACGGCGGAAGGACTTACCCATGAGCAACACCCTACTTACTCCGCAGATTATTGTCAACGAACTGCTGCGGCGTTTTCAAAACAGCCTGGCTTTCACCGGCGGCATTCGCCACGAGTACGACGGCGAGTACGGCCAAAAAGGCGCGAAGGTTGGCGACACGATCAACCTGCGCATCCCCGTGCGCTTCGGCGCCGCGGACGGCGCGACCCTCGTAGTGCAGGATGTGACCGAGTTGAAGGTCCCCCTGCAACTCAACAAACAGAAGCACGTCGGTTTCAGCTTCACCTCCAAGGATCTGACCCTCACCGTGGATCGCTTCGGCGAGCGGTATCTGGATTCGGCCGCCGTCGCGCTGGCCAACCAGGTGGATCTGGACGGCCTGACCGCCGCCTCCAATGCGGCTTTCAACGCTGTGGGCACGCCCGGCGCCATCCCCACCGCGCTCAAGACTTACAACTACGGGAGCGCGCTGCTGGACAAATCCGGCTGCCCGTTCGACGAGAAGCGTTCGACCGTCATCACTCCCGACATGCAGGTCGAGATTGTGGACGCCCTGAAAGGCCTCTTCGAATCCGGCAAGCAGATCCGCAGCCAGTACGAGAAAGGCCGCATGGGTCACGCGGTCGGCCTGGATTGGAAGACCGATCAGAACTGCATCACGCACACCTACGGCCCGCAAGGCGGTGTCCCGGTGGTCAACACCGCCAACCAGGTGGGCTCCACGCTGCTCACGCGCGGCTGGACCACCGCCGCGGCTTCCCGCCTGAACGCCAACGACCGTTTCACCATCCCGGGCGTTTACATGGTCAACCCGGTATCGGGCGCCGTCAGCACCACGCTCCAGACGTTCGTGGTCAACGCTGCCGTCGCTTCGGCCGCGGACGGCACCGCCAGCATCCAGATCTCCCCGGCTATCAGCCTGCCCGGCCAGGGCACCAACGGCATTAACCCGTACGCCACGGTCTCCAACTCGCCGGCAGATGGCGCGTCCATCACCGTGAACGGCGCGGCCAACGTGCTCTCGCCCACCGGCCTGATCTACCACCGCGATTCCATGGCCTTCGCCATGGCCGAACTGGAGCTGCCGCAGGGCGTCCACTTCCGCGCGCGCCAGACCGATCCGGATACCGGCATGAGCATCCGCATCGTGTCTATGTATGACATCGTGAACGACCTCTTCGCGACCCGTTGCGATATCATTTACGGCTTTGCCGTGGCGTTGCCGCAATGGCTCGTCGCGGTGCAGAGCTAACCGCTCACTGACCCAGTAACTACAACGACTTTCGGTATCGACCAAAACCGCATCCGTCGTGAGACTGAGTGCGTGCGGCGATACCGCTCGGGGGCGAGCCGCGGCCCGCCCCCAATTTCAATTTCAGGAGACTCCCTAATGATCGTCAGAAAACCGCCCGTGCTCGACACCAACCCGCACTATCCGAAGATGCTCTATCACGCGGAGCGCACGCAGGCGCTCACCGTCAAGACCGCCGAACAGCACCACACCGCGAAAGCCGAAGGCTGGAGCGATACTCCCGTCGAAAAGCTGGACCCGCTGGCCGTGGCCAAGGCGGAAATCGAAAAGCTGAAGGCCGAAAACGAGACCCTGCGCAAGGCCATGGCGCTGATGGGCGTAGGCCTGCCGAAGACGCTGGCCGAAGGCAAGAAGGCCAAAGCCGATAAGGCCGAGTAAGTCAGTCAGTTGTAACTACCGCCGCGACGGCGGAAGGACGCCATGCTAACCACCTCTACCGCCCTCATCACCGCCTCCATGTCTCTGCTGAACGAGATATCGCCCGGCGAGACGCTCTCGCCGGACGAACTAGCGGATGGCCTCACGCACCTCAGCGAGATCCTGGAGACCCTTTCGGCGCGGCAATCCGCCATCCCGTATCTCACGCACGAAGTGTTCCCCATGACGGGCGCGGCCAGTTACACCATCGGCGCGGCGCTCAACGCTTCCGGTGGCACGCTGGACTCCGCGCGCCCGCTGCGCGTGCTGGCGGCCTCCTCGGTGGATATCGCGGGCGCCTCGCATCCGGTGCGCATCGTGACGGCCGCCGAGTGGGAAGCGCTGCCCGATAAGACCCGCACGGGCCTGTTCGCGGAAGTGCTGTTCTCCGATGGCGGCTTCCCCATGAACACCTGGTTTCTGTCTCCCAAGCCCGCCGCCGGCAGCCTGGTGACCGACTCCCTGAAGCCACTGACGCAGTTCGCGGATCTGGTTACCGCTATCGAACTGGCTCCCGGCTATGCCAACCTGCTGCGCCACGAGCTGGCCTCCGTACTGGCTCCCGAATATGGCCGCGATCCGGCCATCGTGGCAGGCGGTTTAGCCGAGGCGCGCGCGGCGGTGATCACGCTGAATGCGCAAACGCTGGGCCCCGTGTCGCCCGAACAGGCGCCCGCCCCGGCGCAACAGGCGGCCTAAATGTCATCCCTTCTCGTTAGCGGAACGACTTTCATGCGCGGCGCGCTGCGCTGCATCGGGCAACTGAAGCCCGGCCGCGGCCCCGGCCCCGCCGAGTTGATCGACGCTACCTATGTCTTCAACCGGCTGCTGGATTACCTGGGGATCGATCGCGGCAACATCTTCACCATCGCCATCAACCAGTACCCGCTCACCGCCGGCAAACAGACTTACGAAATCGGCTCCGGCGTGATCGCGCCCGACTGGCCCGGCCCGCGCCCGGTGAAGATCGAGGGCGCCTGGCTCATCGTCCCCACCAATCCCGGCTTGCCCTTGCGGCAACCCATGGCCGTGTGGAGCGATGTCGAGTACGCCAACATCAAGCTGCAGCAGACCCCCTCCACGCTGCCGCAAGGCTTATTCTGCGACGGCGCGAATCCCGTCTCGAATATCTCCACGTGGCCGGTCGAATCCATCGGCGGCAACCTGGTGGAGCTGCACACCTGGCAAACGTTCACGCAGATCGCGGACATCACCCAGAACCTGGTCTTTCCCGATGGCTATCTGGAAATGCTCACATACAACCTCGCCGTGCGCCTCTCGCTCGAATGGGGGCGGCCGCTCAACGAGGGCGTGGCCGAATTAGCCAGAGACACGCTGGCCACGATCCAATGCTTGAACTCACCCCACCCGATCCTGGAACTAGAGCCCATCGTGCACGGCAACAGATCGAGCTGGAATTGGCTCACGGGCGAATGCTGAGTCTCTACACCGTCGAGACAATCCCATGAAACTTGACGCCTTCACCGAAGGCTATTACAGCTTCCCTTCGCTGGATGTAGCCAGTCAGTTGTGCATCAACTACTATCCCGACTTGCTCGATGGCGCGCTCCCTTCGGCCACTAACCGCGCCGGCAGCGAGAAGGCCTGGAAAGTTTTGACGCCCTCGCCTGGTCTCTCGCTCTATTGCACGCTGCCGACCGGCCCGGTGCGCGGCCTGTGGGCCGGCGAGCGGCGGCTGTTCGCCGTGGGCGGCGCCATCCTCTACGAAGTCATCGGCACCACCACGCCGGTCACCTTCGTGAGTCACGGCAATGTGGGCAACGATGGCAATCCGGTCCAGTTCTTCCCCAACGGGACCCAACTTTTCATCGTCTCGGCAGGCTATGCCTACATCGACACCGGCGCGGGCGCGGTGAAGTGCCAGCAATCCTCGCAGCTCACCGACCTGATCATCGACGCGGCCACCGGCGGCCTCACCACCGTCACCGGCGGCGAGTTCGATTCGACCGATATCGGCTGCAGCGTCGCGGTCACTAGTGGCGCCGGCTTCACCGTGCAGACGCAGCCCGTCACTTCCGTGGTGAACGGGATGGCCTTCGGCGCGGCGGCCTGGGGCACCCCCGGCTCCACGGACGGCAACGCTATCGAGTGGCTGGGCACCACCACCGGCGGCGTGTTCACCCCCAACTACATCCAGGCCTCCTGCGGCGCGTTTTTGGACGGCACGTTTTTCGCCGCGATGCCTTCGAACAAGATCGTGAATTTCTCGGCCGTCGGCGACGGCACGCAATGGGATCCGCTCTCGACGTTCTCCAAGATCAGTTACCCCGACAACATCGCCATGATGCTGTGCGACCACCAGGAGATATACATCTTCGGCGATGGCGAATCGACGGAAGTGTGGCGCGACACGGGCAATGCCGATAACCCGTTCCAGAAAGATCCGGGCTGTTTCATGCACTACGGCAACTGCGCGCCGTGGTCGACCAGCCGCCTTTCGACGGGCGTGGCGTGGATCGGCGGCGACAGCCGCCGCGGCGAGCGCGTGGCTTTTCTGGCCAGCGGCTACATCCCGCAGCGCGTTTCGACGGCGGCCATCGAGAAGGCCTGGGGCGCGTACGTCACCGTCGAGGACGCCGTAGCGTACGCCATCATTCAGGACGGTCAAGAGTTCTGGGTGATCAATTTTCCGACCGCTAACGCCACGTGGGTGTACTCCGTGACGCTGGGCGAGTGGCATCAGCGCGGCTGGTGGAACGGCACCGGCTGGGATCGGCAGCGTGGCGCGTTCCATGCGTGCGTGTCGCTCACCAGCAACACGGAGGAGCTGCACTACATCGGCGACTGGCAAAACGGGAACATCTACACTACGGACCCGTCTTACGCCAACGACAACGGCACGGCCATCCATCGCCGGCGGCGCGCCCCGCACATGTCGAACGAAAACAAGCGGCGCTTCTATTCGCGCGCCGAACTGGATTGCGATGTGGGCTCGGCCGACATCGACGAAGCCCCGCAGCGCGTGGCGTGGCGGCGTTTCGGCGAGGGCCGCGATCGCGTGTGGCAGCTCGACGACGACGGCGCCGGCAATCTCACCATCGGCTGGTCGGACGACCGTTGCAAAACGTTCGCCACCAAGCCGTCCATCAACGTGGCCGACACCAGCCCGTCTGTCGTGGCGCTGTATCTGCGCTTCGTCGAGGAAGGCAGCTAATGTCCACGGCGGCCGTACCCCCCATCGTCCCGGTGCGCACGGCGTTTTTTCAAGGGCAGCCCTTCACCCCGCTGACCTCGGTGTGGGATGCGTTTTTTCGCGCGGTGGTGCTGGCTCTCGGCCAGACAAACGTCGGCGGCGAAATCTTCTGGCGGGTGCTGCTATTGAACAATCTGACAGCCGGCAATAACATCGCGCCGGCCCTCTCCGCGCAGGCCCCCGGTACCGCGATCCAGGTGACCGCGGTGCTGCGCAAAAGCATCACCGCCGCGTTGCAGGTGCGCATCAACCAGAACGGGAATCCGCTGATTGTGTGCAGTCTCAACCCCGCCGCGAGTGTTTTGACCCCTTATACCTGGACATCCTTCGCCACTAACGGAGTGATCGCCGCCGGCGACGTCTTCACCTTCGACGTGCTGGCTTCGGACGGATCGAGCGATCCCAACGGCGTGGCGGCGTTCACATTGCAATGGCAGTAGCCAGGCTCTATCTCACCGGCGACAACGCGCACATGCTCCCCAATTGGGCGCTGTCGGGCGGCACGCTGATCTTCGAGCAGTTGGTGGGCACGAGCAGCTCGGCGTTGGGCGTGGGGATTATCTCGGCGCTCGAGGCGGCCGGTTGGATCCAGACCGCGACGCTCACTAACGGAGCGACTCTGCAGGCGACCAGCCCGCAAGGCAACGGCCTCACCGTATTTATCGACCTGGTGTGGACCAATGCGAGCCAACTGACGCTGCAGCTCCACAACACGGCTACCGGCTATCTGAATATCCTGGCGTGCGGCGCCGGGCTCGCGTATCAGATCGTTTGCGGCCCGTGCCAGTTCTTCATCTCGCAACCGACCGTGACCGGACCCTCCGGTACCGGCAGCAGCGTCGCGGGTGGCATTCCATACATCGCGCCCACCGACCCGGTGTACGGCGACGGCGCGCTGCCGGACGAATGCTGGTGGAGTGTAGGCGACGGCGTGGTCTACGGGAGTTACTCGTTCCGCAACGCGCTGGGCTACATGGATCAAGGCGCGGGGCAGAATACCTGGTGCGGGTACTTCCACCGGCCGGGAGAACCCACCACGCATGCGCTGGTGACCGCAGGGCAGGGCGTGGCGCTGATGTGCCTCGAGTTGGGCATTGGCAGCACGCTGGTCACCGGGATGCGGTACGGCAATTTCGAGCCGATCCTCTACGAGCCCCTGCTTGCGTGGGGCGATTACTGCGCCGCGGGCACACCCTACACTGGCTATCCGCCGAAGGTGCGCGGGCAGATTTGGGATTCGTGCATTATATCCGGCGCGCAGATCTCTACGGGCGAGCAGGCGATTTTGCTGTTGAATAACGGCACCACATGGCTGAGTTACACACTGGGCGGCGCGCTCGCGAATCTGTGCCTGCTGCTCCCTGGCGGCGGTGGCCCCCAGTTCGGCAACCTCGCCTACTGACATGGCCCTCCCGGTTTTTTACGCATCGCATCGCTTGCACAAAGGCCCGATGCCCATGGATGTGGGCGCTTCCACCTTCGCAGCGGTGCGCGCGATCGCGGACCCTGGCGGCTATCTGGCACAAGCCGGATGGTGGCAGACCGGACAAGGCACCTACGCCACCGCGGCCGGCGCTTATACGAACGGCGGCCTGGCTGGGGCTTCGGTGGGAGAGGTGCTGGGCTCCATCGACGGTATCGAATATCAGTGCGGGGCGCCCGGTCCGCTGCCCGTCAGTCTCAGCGGCGATGTATTGAGTGTCCCGCTGGTTTACAACGGCGACGGCAGCATCGATTCGGCGGCCTCGGCAGCCAACTTCGCGGCGTGTATCCAGACCTTCAGTCAGTGGAACGCGGCGATTGTTCCGGTGGGCAGTGGATCGAATTTCGATCTCAACCTTACCGCCAAGCTGGCGGGGCCCGGCGCTAACTACTCGGTGATGTCGCCCGGCTCGGGTATGATCTGCGCAGGCCTCGGCAACCCGTGGGGGGGCGCCTGGCAATGGAAATCGGCATTCGGCCTTTACGGCGCGCAGATCGGGGTGACGCTCATCGCGCCGCCGCTCGGATCGTCGCTGAACAACCTGCAAATCGTCCTCGCCTACCCCGGCGGGACGACGTACACCTGGACGATGGCCGCGCGGGCGCGCTATCAGTTTTGGGCCGACGATTACTCGCTCTGCTTTTGGCTGTACCCCGCCGACGACGTGAGCGAAGA